AGACTAAGAAAACTGTTTAAAGAAATTGATGAAAATAAAAAGAAACTGGTAATGGCACTGATTGATGACGTGGCATTTTTAACGGTTACGATGCAGGATTTAAGAAACAACATTATCAGGGAAGGAACAACAGTAGAGTACAAAAACGGGGAGAACCAATACGGCACAAAGCAGAGCCCGGATGCCCAGCTCTATCTTGCAATGTCCCAGAAACAGGCGCAGGCAATGAAGATATTGCTTGACTGTATGCCTAAGAATGAAAAGCCTGCTGTGCAGGATGATGAGTTTGTTGAATTTTTAGGGGGTAAAAATGTTTAGGAAAAAATATTCCAAATCCTACAATCCTATTTGGGAATACTGGCAGAAAATAGAACATGGCGAAATACCTGTGTGCAGGAAAACATACCAGTGGTACAAATATCTGTCAGACAAAATACTGCATCCTGACGGTGACATGACATATAATCCGGCGAGGGCAAATCATGTGCTTGAGTTTGCAGAAACATTCTGTTGTCCATCAAAAGGTGATGGTTCCCCTGTTGTATTGGAACTCTGGGAAAAAGCGCATTTGGCAGCAGTATTTGGTTTTGTTGATAAAAACGGAAACAGAACCTGCCGTGAATCCCTATTTATTGTGGGAAAGAAAAACGGCAAATCGCTCTTATCATCAATTGTTGGTTTATATATGCTGATCGGAGACGGAGAACGGGGACCAGAAGTATACAGCGCTGCTACAAAAAGAGATCAGGCAAAGATCATCTGGCAGGAAAGTGTCCGCATGGTAAGAAAGTCAAAGGCGATTGCCCGGCATGTAAAATGCAGGGTTGGTGATATGTCGAGCGAGAGGTTCAACAACGGTGTATTTAAACCTCTTGCAAGTGATTATGACAGTCTTGACGGCATGAATATACACTGCGCACTATTGGATGAGATTCACCAGTGGAAAAATGGAAAAGCTTTGTATGACATACTGGCAGATGGCGTTTCCGCTAGAAATCAGCCGCTCATCTATATTACTTCTACAGCTGGGACGATACGGGAAGATATCTATGATGCCAAGTATGGCGAAGCAGAGCATGTTATAAATGGACTATTTGACGAGAGCGGATATAAAGACATACATTTCTTTCCATTTATCTATGAACTGGATGCCCGCAAGGAATGGACAGATAAAAGCAAGTGGATGAAGGCAAACCCTAATCTTGGGGTATCAAAAAAATGGGAGTACCTTGAAAACAAGGTCAATAAAGCAATCAATAATCCTGCGGAAGTAAAAGATCTTGTCTGTAAGGAATTTAATATCAGAGAAACATCATCTGAAGCGTGGCTGACATTTGAGCAGCTGAACAATACAGCAACATTTGACATTAAAGCATTAAATCCACGTTATGGTATTGGCGGATGCGATTTGTCAAGCACTACGGATTTAACAAATGCGACAGTGTTATTTATGCTGCATGATGATGACAATATCTATGTATTGCAAATGTACTGGCTTCCTGAGGACCTTCTTGAACGAAGAGTAAGAGAGGACAGGATACCATATGATTTGTGGCGGGATAAAGGGCTTCTTAGGACATGCCCGGGTAACAGGGTGCATTACAAATATGTCCGTGAATGGTTTGAGGAAGTGCAGCGTGATTATGACATTTATCTGTATAAATGCGGATATGATTCGTGGTCTGCCACATATTTTGTTGAGGATATGAAGAATACATTCGGCGGTGTGGTTATGGAACCTGTCATACAGGGAAAAAAGACACTCTCAAGTCCAATGAAATCTCTGGGAGCAGATCTTGAGAAGAAAAAGGTGGTATATAACAATAACCCAATCTTAAAGTGGTGTCTGGGAAATACAGCCGTAGATACTGATAAAAACAACAATATCCAGCCATGCAAGGGAAATATTGGAACCAGACGGATTGACGGGCTTGCAGGGCTGCTTGATGCATATGTGATACTCGAAAACAATCTTGAGGAATATTTATCAGTAATTTAGGGGAGTGAAAATGAAACTGTTCAGAAAAAGGGAAGCAGCGAAATCTGCTGAGAAAATGGAAAAAGATATAGTTCAGATGGTAACAACATATGGAGAAAGTTTTTATTCTTGGAACGGAAAACTATACGAGAGTGATATTGTGAGATCATGTCTCAGACCCAAAGTTAAGGCAGTGGGAAAGCTTGTAGGAAAACATGTGCGGATGGATGCATCCGGGCTGACAATCAATCCAGATGCCAGTATACGGTTTCTGCTGTCTGAACCCAATCCGCTTATGACTGGGCAGCAGTTTCAGGAAAAAGGCTTAACGCACTTAATTTATGAATGTATACAATAATAGGGACACAGCTATGCCTGAACAATAATGCATTTATACTTTTGGTAAGGGATGGTAATGGAAAACCAATTCAATTGTATCCGGTACCCTGTGTAATGTGTGAAACAGAATATGTAAATGATGAACTGTATCTTAAATTTACTTACAGGAATGGGAAAAGTCAGAAATTCCCCTATCATGAGATCATTCATTTGCGGCAGGATTTCAACGAGAATGATGTTTTTGGTGAAAGCCCTGCAAATGCATTATCACAAATGATGGAAGTGATTGGAACGATCGATCAAGGTATGATAAAGGCAATTAAAAACAGTGGCATCATACGGTGGCTGCTAAAGTTTTCGATGTCAATGCGTCCAGAAGATATCAAACAAAACGTGAAGGAATTTGTGGACAATTACCTAAGTATCGAAAGTGATACGTTTGGAGCAGCCGGAACGGATTCAAAGACAGAGGCAGTACGTATAGAACCAAAAGATTATGTACCTAATGCGTTGCAGACAAAGGAAACAATCAACCGCATCTATTCGTTTTTTAATACAAATGAAAGCATTGTCCAGTCAAAGTGGACAGAGGATGAATGGAATGCCTATTATGAGGCGGAGATTGAACCGATTGCGATACAGTTTGGAGATACCTATTCTGTTAGGCTGTTCAGCAGAAGGGAGCGGGGATTCAGCAATAAAATTATTTTTGAGGCAAGCAATTTGCAGTGTGCAAGTCTGACTACAAAATTAGGGTTTGTACAGATGGTTGACCGTGGTGCCATGACACCGAACGAGTGGCGGGCAACAATGAACATGGCACCCATCGAAGGAGGAGACCAGCCTATACGCCGTCTGGATACACAGGTTGTGGACATGATTGGAAATATATTAAATAAAATGAATGCTGAAAATTATATGGTAATGGCGGCAGTTGCCACAAAATTACTGGATACCATAGGAAAGGGGAAAGATGAAACACAAAATCAATATCAGGGGCGTGATGATACCAAACAGTTATAAATGGTATTATGACTTTTTTGGTGAGGACAGTACATGCCCAAATGATGTACAAAAAATAATTGACGCATTCCAGCCCGGGGATGAGGTGGAGGTATATATTAATTCACCGGGTGGTGTAATTGATGTGGGGTCTGAAATCTATACTCTTTTGAAATCGCAGAAGGAGACTGTCCGTATATACATAACAGGTGAGGCGTGCAGCGCTGCATCAATCGTAGCGATGTCAGGATACTGCGAAATGTCTCCGACGGCGTTAATGATGGTACATTGTGTGTCGGGCGGTGTGCGGGGAAATCATAAAACTATGGAGCATATGGGCGAGGTATTGAGAACTGCTGATAAAGCATTATGTACGGCATACATGGATAAAGCAGGCATGTCAGAAGAGGACGCGCTGGAAATGATGGAGCAGGAAACATGGCTGACTGCGCAGCAGGCAAAAGAGCGGGGGCTTATTGACAAAATTATGTTCGAAGAACAGGAAACAGAGAAAGAACCGCTTGTTGATGGTCTGATATTTAACCTGCCGACACAGGAACAAATGGAAAAGGTTCGAATGTTTCATCAGGATGAATCTGCAATGAAAGATGGTAAAGGCAGCAGTCTGATTCAGGCAAAATTAAATTATTTGAAAATGAAGGGAGAACAACGATGAACAAAAAACAATATGAGACAATGCGAAAAAAACTGATGGATGAGGCACAGGCGTTTATTGACGCAGGAGAAGCAGAAAAAGCACAGGCTAAAATGGATGAGGTATCAGCGCTTGATGCGAAGTGGGATGCGATCGCGCAGGCAGCAGCAAATTTTAACGCGCTGAACAAGGAACCAGAAATTGCATCAGTTATTCCAATAAGTGATAAGACAGGAGAGAATGAGCAGAGTGAGAAGGTTTTGGATGTATGGGCATCTGAAAACTATCTGAATGCGTGGGCGAAAACACTACAGGGTAAGACTCTTACCAGTAAAGAAAGTGAGGCATATACATTTGTAAATGAAGCGTATACCCATACGACAAAAAATACTGGAACTGTGATCCCAAAGACGGTAGTAACAAAAATCTGGGAGCTTGCAGGTGAGATGTATCCTTATTTTGCGGATGTGCAGAAAACCTATGTGAATGGTCTCCTGTCTATTCCAATGGAGGATACAAGTTCTGATGCGGCTTGGTATGAGGAAGCAGCTAAAACAGAAGATGGAAAAGAAACTTTTAAGGAATTTACCTTATCAGGCTGTGAGCTGTCAAGAGTTATAACAGTGAGCTGGAAGTTAAAAGAAATGGCAATGGATGATTTTATTCCGTATATTCAGCGCAAGATGGCTAAGAAAATGGGGGCAGCAGCAGGATATGGGGCTACGCATGGGAAAGGGACAGCAACAGCAGGAAAACAAGAACCGACAGGGGTTGTTACAGCACTCATGGCAGAGACTGGTACACCGCAGGTAATTGAATACAGCGGAATACCCACTTTTGCCAATATGACAGCAGCAAGAGCGAAAATTAAAAGTGGTTACAGTGCAGGATTAAGAATATATGCCAATTCTTCAACAATCTGGAACAAGATTGCAAATATTGTTGATGCAAACAAGAGACCGATTTTTATGCCAGACCCTACAAGTGGGGGATACAGAGTCCTTGGAATGGAGGTCAAAGAAGATGATTCCATGACAGACGGTGAAATCCTGCTGTCAAATGCGTTTGCCGGATATCACGCAAACATTAACAAAGAAATGACAATGATGGGCGAAGAGCATGTCAAAGACCGTCAGACAGATTACTGTGGTTATGCGATCATGGACGGAAACGTTATTACAAACAGGGCACATGCACTGTTGAAAATGAAATCGCAGGAAGCTTCCAGTCAGGAGGCAAAATAACTGACAGGGGGAGACAATCATGGAGCTGCTTGAACAGATAAAAAAATCACAGAGAATATCGCATGATGCGTTAGATGATATTCTTACAACGGATATTCATGCGGGAGCTGACGAGCTGTTTCGGGTGGGGGGGATGTCCTATGATGATAGCGGAAACATAGTAGACCGCCCTTTGATACGAAAAGCGATAGAACTTTATGCAAAGGGCATGGAAGATTTTGAAGAGAAAGGCAGTATGTATATGGCATCGTTTGAGAGATTAAGGGATGCGATGGCGCAGAGTGGTGATTATCGTGTGCAACGAATTGATAACCTTGGTGACAACAATCAAAAAAAATAATGACCGTGGTTTCGGCGAGACGGAAAGCACAGTCAGAAAAGAGATATTTGCTGAGATGCGGTCAGCAGGTGTAATTGAAACATATGAAGCACAGAGGGCGGGAGTGGATGTGTCGGCAATATTTAAAGTTGATACAGATTCTTACAAAGCGGCATTGATTGACGGAAAGCGCCCGGATATGGTAGAGCATGACGGAATGATGTACAGGATTCATAATGTGCGGAGAAAAGGCACCTATACAAAGACAGAGATTGTTTGCAGGAGGTAGGTATGGCGGGCTTCACGATTTACAATGACGAAATGGAGTGGGATGAATTATTCGGTATTGATTTTGATGAGATAGCGGAAGATGGACTCAATACGGCTGAAACAGATCTTGAACGCAGCATGAAGGCTGCTATACAGAGTACAATCGGGCATCCCGGGGATTCGGAACTGGTACGCTCGATTAAGGCAAATAGAGCGAAAAAGTCTAAAAATGGCGCATGGATAGTGAATGTGGCGCCAAAAGGTTATTCAAAAGTAAAAGTATATCGTGCGAAGAAAAGTAAACGTACTTATCCTGTAAGCAATGCGCTGAAGGCAATTTGGAGGGAATACGGTATTGCAGGAAAACAGCCTGCGCATCCTTTTCTTGCAAAAGCAGTAAATGACGCAGAAGCGGAGGCGCTGGACATTATGCAGCGGGAATTTGATCAGAAGGTGGGTGGATAAATGGATTTGACAGATATTTTAATGAAGCTGGCAGCAGTCACTGGGATACCTGTATATCAGGATATCTGCACGGATGAGGAGGCAGACAGCTACATTACTGTTATATATCAGGATGAAAGACCTGCCTTGTGTGCAAATAATCATGTTTTAGCTGATCAGTGTGACATATATGTGAATCTTTATACACCAATTGATTTTGATTATTTTGAAATGAAAAAAAAGATAAGGAACTACTTGGAGGAAAGCAAATTTGTTGTAATGTCTATCGGTACAGTGTTGGAGGATGTCTCTTGTGGGTGCAAGATTCGAAGGACGACATATGACTGTAGATTTGCAGCATTTAGAAAATAGGAGGAATTAAAAAATGGCATTTATAGGGCTTTTAAATCCATATGTAGGATTGCTGGTCGATGAGGAGAAAAAAATATATTCAGATTTATTTATGTTCGGAGAGGCTATACGTGTAAATGTAAACCCTAACTATAATGAGGCAAAACTAAACGCTAATAATCGGTTAAAAGAATACGTCAAGGTATTTAAGGATGGCAACATAACGCTTGGTACAGACCACATGCCAATAGAAGCATCCAAGATATGCTTTGGCCATGAGGTCATTGATAATGACAGCGAAGTAATTTATAAGACAGATGATATGGCTAATTATGTGGGTGTAGGATTTTTTGCAGATGAAATGCACGATGGCAAAATAAAATATGTCGCCACAATTCTGTATAAAGTAAAATTTGGGGAAGCTGCAAATGAATATTCCACTAGGGGTGATAACATTGAGTTTAAGACTCCTAGCGTTGAAGGCATTATTGCTGGATTGAAAAATAATGAGTGGAAAAGGACTAAAATATTTGATACAGAATCTGAGGCAGATGAGTGGCTGCGCAGCATTTTAGGAGGGAAAGCAGGGTCAGAAAATGCACCAGGGGGAACGGCTTCCACTGCGGCGTATAAGACGGTGGCTGTTGACAAATAAAAAGCTGAATGGCAGGGGGTAAAAATATGTATGAACATATGGAATATGTCACGCTTGGAGGGAAAGAATATCCCATTAGATGCGACATAGATGTATTAATTGAAATACAAGAGCAGTTTGATGGTCTGAATAATTTTGAGATGCTGCTTGCTGGATTCAGAATCGTAAAAAATCAGGACGGAAGCGCCGTGCTGGATAAAGATGGGATGCCGACTCTTGAAGTGACAGAACCGTCAGTGAGGGCTGTCCGCGGAGCACTGCCGTATATGCTGAAAGAAGCTGCATTGCTGCTGAAAGATACAGATCCGGTAGATTTGTCAGAAACCGATGGTGCAGTCAAAAATGTGCAGTTTAATCTGGTCCGCACGGCTGCGGCAATGCACCGGGAATTCAGCAGGTGTTTTGAACGAAAAAACGTGTCGTCCGCCGGGAATCAGGAGGAGAGTCAAGAGTAGATTTCTGGCGGATTATTGCACAGGCATTACATATGGGGCTGAGCAGGCAGGAGATTGGTCTGATGCGGCCGGGGGACTACATGGACTTGTTCGATGCATACAAAGAAATACACAACATGGAAGTAAAGAGAATGTTGTATGTGATTCCAGACAGACTGGACAAGCCTGTAAGTATGCTGGATTTGTAGGAGGCGTGTATGGCAGAAAGGAAAATTGGCGGAAAACTTGTCATTGATGGTGAAGCTGAATTTCGGGCAAATTTAGCGAGTGCAAAAACAGCGCTCAGCGCAGTGCAAAGTGAATTAAAACTTGTTACTGCGAAATTTAAAAATAATGCGGATTCTCTGGAAGCGCTGAATGCAAGACAGCAGGTATATATAAAACTGCAGGCAGAGCAGAAAAACAAGGCGTCTCTGCTTGTCGAAATGCAAGAGAAAGTAATAAAAAAACTTGATGCTGAAAAAAGTACGCTTGCCGATCTCGTGCAGAAAAGAGAGCGGCTGAGCAGTGAACTTGAAAACGCAAAGGCTGTATATGGTGAAAACAGCGAAGAAGTAAAAAAACTTGCCGATGAGCTTGATGCCATTAATGAACAGTATGAAGTGCAGGAGAGAGTTGTAAGAAAGACGAGTGACCGCGCTAATACATACCAGAGGGATATCAATAATGTACAGATAGAGCTGGAAGAGCTTAACGCCGAGATCGCAGAAAATGAAAGACGTTTAGATGATGCCGGGGCATCATCAGAAAGCACTACGGATGCAGTAGAAGATTATTCCCATGCTGTTGACGAGTGCGCAGACACAGTTGATGAAACTACGGATGCAGTAAGTGAGATTGGTGATGAGATTCAGGATTCTGCAGATAAGACATCGGTGTTTGGGGACGTTCTCAAAGCAGAGCTTTTATCTTCTGCAATCACAGAAGGCATAAAGAAGCTTGCAGACGGAATTTACGATATCGCCAAGTCTGCGACTGACACAGGTATGACTTTTGAGGCGGCTATGTCTCAGGTAGCTGCTACAATGGGAATTACGACATCAGAGATTGCAACAGGCAGTGAGGCGTATGAGACACTGAATGCTGCCGCACAGGAATGTGGAAAATCCACTATGTATTCAGCATCACAGGCAGCGGATGCGTTAAATTATCTTGCGCTTGCGGGATATGATGCCGAAAAAGCAGCAGCGACGCTTCCGAAGGTTTTAAACCTTGCGGCAGCGGGAGGGTTAGATCTGCAGTATGCGGCAGATTTAGTCACGGATTCTATGGCAGCGATGGGGATGGAAACATACCAGCTGGATAATTATATAGACCAGATGGCGAAAACATCCCAGAAATCAAACACAAGTGTTGCGCAGTTAGGTGAAGCTACACTTGTTTGTGCTGGTACAGTATCATTGACGGGAAAATCTCTTAAAACCATGAACACAGCACTGGGCGTGATGGCAAACAATGGTATTAAAAGCGCAGAAGGCGGAACGCATTTGCGGAATATATTGTTGTCACTTTCTGCTCCTACAGATACTGCATCTGTAGCGATGCAAGAACTTGGTTTAAGAGTTTCTGATTCTAATGGAAATATGCGTGATCTGAATGACATATTAATTGACATGAATAAACAGATGTCAGGAATGTCTACGGTTCAGAAAACACAGATGATAAGCAAGATATTTAACAAGACAGACATAGCAGCTGTAAATTCCCTGTTAAAAAGCACTAATGGGGAATGGGATGCGCTGTACGGGAATATCTCTAACTGTAATGGTGCCGCACAGGATATGGCGGATACCATGAATGACAACCTGAAAGGAAAAATTACAATCCTTGAAAGCGCGCTGGAAGGGCTCAGCATCTCTGCCTATAATGTGTTTGACGAAAACATGAAGTCTGCCGTTGATGCAGCTACAAACGCTTTCGGAGAGCTTCAGGATGCGGTAGATAATGGTGAACTGGGGGTATCCCTCAGCAGGATGTCGGATGCGCTTGGAGAGTTGGCTGAAAATGCCATAGGTACAGCTCAGCAGGCACTTCCGGGGATAATAGACGGGTTTACATGGATTCTGGAAAACGGAGAGCTGCTTGCAGGACTGATAGGGGGAATCACTACTGCAAAAATAGCATATACAACAGCCACAAAATCGGCTGAGATAGCGCAGAAGTTATTTAATATAACAGCGAACGCGAATCCGTACATCATGCTTGCGACAGCGATCGGCGGTGTTATAGGCGCAATTACCCTTTACGCGAAAACAACGGACAATGAAACATTAAAATTGTCCCGCTCTACGGAAACGCTTATTGATGCATCAAAAAAGTTAAATGATGAATTTGCAGCAGCGGGCAGGAGAAGGAAAGAAAACAGGGAAGGCATGGCTGCGGAGG